GAACTGACGTATACATTCGATATCACTGTTGTTAATAAGGTGTTAGAAATTGCCATTGTGTTAATCCTATAATAGTATTGAAAAAGCAAATGCTCGCTTTTTCGTAATTAGTTCTTCGTTAACAGCTTCGCCATTAACAACATAGACCCCGCTAGTACCTGCACTTGGTGTTGCAGCATATACCACAGTAGTACCAGTAACTGCAGTTGGAGCAACAGCGGTGTTATTAATTTGTATATTACCATCAAATTTTAAATTGCCAACATTTGATGCTATTGTGAAACTATTAGTATTTAAATTTCCGCCTAGTACTGGAGCAGAATCATCAATAACTGCAGTTAATCCAGAACTACTTGTAGTAGTTGACATTATGTTAGCATAAGTTGAACCATCGTTAGTGATTTGCCATCTATCAAAAAATTCATTCCATCGTACAGCAACATTCGCTAGTGATCCACGAGCAACAGCAATACCAGCAGTGCCTAACGTAACACCTGCCGAAACTTCGCCATCGTTAAGAACAATAATATTGTCTGTTATCGAAGTGTTAGTAGTTTCAATTGAAGTTTGTGTACCTTGTACCGTTAGATTACCTGTGATGATAACATCAGTAGTGTCAATTGTATACGAGGTGTTAAGTTTTTTAACAGCGGCCATCTAAATATCCCAGTTTCTATTATTTATGCTAAATGTATATAGAATAGTCAAAAAAATAACAGCCGAAGCTGTTATTTTTAAGTTGACTAAAATTAGTCGTTTGTTGCTAGTTTTACTGTTGTGTTTACAACTGCTGAACCAGTTGAAGTCCATCTTGCGTGGCTGTTTGCAGCAAATTGTGTACCTGCTGTGTATCCATCAATATCTGCTGGGAATAACAATGCTGTACGTGATTCAAGTTTACCGACTACATAACTACCGTTGTCAGAATCAAACGCTGTTAGTGTCATTTCGCCTGCGGCTGTTGGGCCACCTGCAGCAACAACTTGCGCTACTGTTGGGCTGTTAACACCGTTAACACCTGTTGGAACTAAACGAACTACATCAGTACCATCAGCATTAGTTACGCGATAACGACGTGAGCTACGTTGACTAACGATATCAGCTTGTGAACCAACTGTGCCACTAGTAATCCATGCGTTAGCACGGATTGTGTTAGCTGTAACTGTTGAAGCTGCTAATACTGCTGTTAATGAACCTGCAGATCCAATATCACCAAAGCTAATTAATGTTGTACTTGTTGCGCTAGTATTAGCGGCACTCATTGTAACATTACCTGTGCCGATAGCTGTGATTTTAGTAGTTGCTGCAAATGCTGTATTTGCGGCCATACCGACAAATAAACCTACAGTAGTTGAAACTGTTAGTACATTTGAACCACTAATTGCTCCGCCTGTGACTACTACGTTAGCCGGTTTAACTAAGGTAATTACTGGTGCAGTTGTGTAACCAGTACCTGCTGTTGTAACACTAGCTGTATCGATACGACCGTTAGCTGTACTAACTGCATCGATATTAATAATTGCACGTGTACCGCCAATTGGACTAACTGCTGCTGTAGCTGTTAAACCTTGTGAATAATTTGTACCGCGGTTTGTGTAAGTAATGCTTGATACGCCTTCACCGCCTGGGGCTGTGTAGGTTAAACCATCATTAACATTATCTGAACCAAAAAACTTTTTCTTAATAGGACGTCCCATTTGTTTCTCCTTTTATAATTAGCGTTCTAACGCCTACGCAGTGGGTTACTGCATAAACTCTCATTCAAGAGCGAACAAATATATTTATCGTTTTTAATTTTTATAGCCAACAAAAAAGCCCCTTGCGGGGCTTTTTTTAATCGTACCTTTAAGGTTTTAATCTTATTGGAATGATAGGTTTGCTACAGTGATTTTTTCTAAGTAGTCAGCTGCATTACCAAGAGATGATGCAGTGTTACTTAATTCAACATAACCATAACGTGTCATAAAGCCCACTACTGGTTCGAATGTTGATGGATCTAACACAACACCAGAACTCATTAATGGAACGTATGGGCAGTAAAACGCTGCTGCGTCTGATTCTGAAGAACCTTTGTAACCAACAAGCACTGTATCGTTTGAAGCGTATGTGTTAACATAGATCTTCATAGCACTGTTTAAAGTACCAACGAATTTAGTGTTTGTAGGAGCTTCGAATGTACCTTCTGTACTACGAGCAAAAGCTGAAGTAGTTGCAGATTGTAACACTGTTAAAGCTGATGGACTTACAACTGCCCAGTTACCAGCGCCACGACGTGTACGTTGTGCAATTTTGTTAGCACTACGGTTGATTAAAACAGCTAAAGCAGCGTGTTCGTCACCAACGAATGTAGCAGTACCAGAAACAGTAGCTTGGTTGTAGTTGTCAGTTGCTGTAGAAGCTAATGCTGCTAATGAACCTAAAACTTCTTGGTCAATTTCAACAGTAATTTCTTGAGCCAAAGCTGCCATGATTTCTGCTTCAACATCTAAACCGTGCATAGATTGTGCATCTTGCGCAGCTTCAAATGTCCAACGAGCAGACAATTTACGTGTTTTAGCTTCAACAACTTGTTTCAAGATTTGAACGTTGATACGGTTACCTGGAACACCTTCTAGTGAACTAGTTGATGCTGCAAGACCTGTTGACGTTTTGCTTGAATAAGCTGTAGCAATGTTGAATGGGCTCAAAGCTTCTTGACCTGGAGTTGCTGCATCACCACCGATTGAACCAGCGGCTTGTGAATCTGCATAACGCACACGTAGAGTGTGAATTTGTGCAACTGGACCTGTCATTGGTTGTACACCAACGATTTCATTTGCAATAACTGTTGGCATTACACGACGAATTACTGGAAGAATTACGCGGTTTAGTGTAGCAACGTTACCTACTGCTGTTGCACCAGCTGAAGCGTTTTCTGCCAAGTGTTTACGTGTGTTTTCTAAGATTACGGACATTGTAGAACGTTTTGAACCTTGTAGACCTTCTAACAGGGCATCCTTAGTTTCGTTCCAACGGCCTTCTAATAGTTGGGTTGTCATTTCTTTATTTTCCTTTTATAAGTTTTTGTATTACTTTAGCCCTGCTAAACGTTTTAGTTCAACAACGTTGTTGTTGGTTTCTAAATTTACTGTTTTAGCAGATTTATCACCAGTTACTTCTACACGACTCTCAGCTAGTACAGACTTTTCAGCCTTTACCGGTGCTTGTGAGTTGTTTAAAACTGCTGGTAGATACTTGTCGTATGCAGCTTGCAATTTTGCTGTCTGCACACCTTCGAGCAGGCTTGCCATTACGCTTGCTTTCTCTTTATTTAATGTTTTTAGTAATCCATTAAGTGTGTCCTTACGGTTAACACTTTCTGTAATTACACGTACTTCACGGTTTTTTGACTCAACTAGAGCTTCTTTTTCCGCAATTACTTTTTTGCTTTCAGCTAAATCAGCTTTAACAGCTTCAATAGTTTGATGCAATTTAGCAATTTCTTTGTTCTCATTTAAATGAGTTACTGAGAATTCGCTAGCAAATGCTTCGAATAAGCGACGACCAAACATATTCTCACGAGCAGCTTGGATGTCTTCTTTTAATTGGGTCAGTTCTGTGCCTAGATTTGCTGCTACTGATTCTTTAACAAGTTTAGCCGAACGTGTAACAAAAGCTTCTTGTAGTTTTGCTAATTTTTCTTTAGCTTCTGCTACTAGTTTAACTTTAGTTTCAACAACTGCTTTCTTGTCAAGATCGAACTCTTTGATTTCTTCAGCTAACGCTTTGATAACAAATTTTTCTAACTTAGCAGTTGCTTCGTTTTGAACTTTGCGATCTGTGCGTAATTCTTTGATTTCTTCGGCTAATTTATTAACTAAAAAGTTGTTAAATTTGCCGGCGCTTTCAACCATGTGACGTTTAAATTTCACGCGGTCTTCTGCAAGAGCTTGTTTCTCATTGGCGAACTCATTAAGTTCGGCAGTAAGACTTTCAGTAACCATTTTGTCTAGAGCTTCAACCATAACTTGTTTGTCATGTTCGTAGCGGCCAGCGAATTCTTCGCGCAATTCTGCACGAACTTGTTCACGAGCCTCATTAATTTGTGATTCCCAAGCTTCAGTAATAGCTGCTTGAGTATCTTCGTTAATGATGCCACTATCTAACAATGGCTTGATAGCTGTTAACATACTGATCTCCTATTTTAATTTTAAATCTTTAATCAAGCGAGTAACTTGCTCTTTTAAATATTTTTGTACCTTTTGATCTGCGCTAGCTTCTTTTGCTATTTCGAATGCCTTGTGTCCACCACGCATATTCAACAGTCCTTCGTAAATCGCTGTTGGGTATGCATTAGGAGCACTAGGTTGCGCAACTACATCTACTGTGACTATTTCAAAGTCACTCACCTGGCCGTTACTTTCGCTAACGTTACCGCTACCTCTAGAACTAACACCAAGTTTAACTCCACTTTCCAACATTGTTTCTACTAACTTACCCATTGGAGTAGGGAGAACCTTTAATTTACCAAAGCCATTAGGACCGTCCATCCACATATCTGTAATCATGTGACTTACACGGTCCAAATTAATTTTCAAATCATCTGGGTGATCTACTTCGCCTAAAACGCTATAGCCACCCTTGATTTGTTCATTAATATTTGTTACGGCATTGCTAATTTCATTTACTGGATACACTCGCTCGTTGTGGTTCTTTACGCCACCTTGAATGAATATGCCTTTCATATAAAGATTCTTACCTTTACCGTCATGACTATCTTCTGTTAGAATTTCCATTCTAGCATTGTCAAAGGTTAAGTTTTCTTTTAAGTATGAAGCCATTGTAGTATCCTAAATTATTTTGCTACTGGACTATTTGTACTTGTTGGTGCTTGCGCAGCAGGTGCTTTTTCTTTCTTAGCAAATGCATTACCAGCTTTACCACCAGGAACATTAATATTACCCATGTTATTTACTGTTGGTTTTTTAACTGTACCACCGTTCTCTGTACCACCGCGTACGATGTTAGCAGATGAACCGCCCATATCATTTTTCTTAGCAACGATAGATTGTTTGTTGTCAGCACCTTCAGTATTTGACGGAGCAGCTACTTTTTCTACGTATTCACGTACAATAGATTCTTCCATTTCTTCTGCTTCATCTTCATCTTCTTCTGTATCACATTCTTCAGCTTCGTACATTTCTTCTTGAGCAACTTCGTCAGTGCCCATTTCGTCGTCACCAAACATGTCAGCATGCTCTTCTTCGCCTTCTTCGCCGGCCATTAAAGCATCAAATTCAGCTTTAAGTTCGTCTAATGCTGACTCTAAATCATCAACACGTGTTTCAACGTCGCCGTGCTCTTCTTCGTGTGCGTCTAAATCACCCGAGTTGTCGAAATCGTTTTCTATTTCGCTGTCATCGCTGTCCATTTCAAATTCGCCAGCGCCTTCATCTTCTTCGCTGATACCTTGTTCATCGATAGTAACTTCATCCATGTAACCTTGTACTTTGTTGCCGCCTACTTCGTCTAAATCTGTTTCGTCGATTAGGCTTTCATAAATGTCACGTGATTTTTCAACAACGATGTTGTGGAATAATTCGCGAGCCTTATCAGTTTCATCATTAATGATGTGTTCTATTAACTGTTCATACTTGTTCATAAAGAACTCCTTAAATTGTGTCTGTCTAGGTGAGATTTACGTTACGTAATATCTCTGTAATATTATTTACTGGTTTATTGAAAAATTGAAGTTAAATGCGTGTTTTTTGATTGA